TTCCTTGATCAGCTGCAGTTCGTTCTTGCGTTCGGCTATGACCTGTTCGAGGTCTTTGCCGCGAGCGGCGAGGCTGTCAGTCAACGTGGTCAGGCCCAGCTGAAGTTCGAGGGCCGTAGCTTGTGCGGCCTTGAGCGGGTCGGGCTGTACGATACCCGAGCCTATCCATTTGGCTTCGCAGTACGCATCGGGCTTTTGCCAGAATTGCGGAGCGCCACGGGGCAGAGCGATTTGACCTGTCTCAATCGCTTCCTGAAGCCACGCCTTGAACGTCTCCGCGTAGAAGCGTGCAGCGATGTCATTGCGTCGACGCTCGTTGATGCGATGGGGGACCGCTGCCAACATACGGCTGGCAGAGAAGTTCACCTCGCTATAATCGCCCGTCAGGTCAGCGCTGTTTGCGCCGGCTGCGGTCGCGGCCTGTCGCTTCAGCGATGCGTCGAAAGCCTCATATTCTGTGCCCCCCATTTGCGGGCGGTTCATCTTGAGTTTGTCGCCTTGCGCAAGGAAGTTGATCACGCCCGGCTTTGTGTCGACGGGGCTTCCCTTGTACCAGTTTAGACGGGCCTCGACAGGATCGACACCTTGAGCGGCCCCTTGCTGTCCGAACTCATCTCCTACCTGCAAGCCCTTCATTGCAGCGTGCGGCGGGAGATCAGATTCCACCGTAAGCGCGTACATCGTCTGCAACAGAGACGATGACAGAGTGAACTCCGCAAGCGTGCTGTTTTCGTGTGCGGGCGTAAGCGCAGCCGCGAGCGGTGAGATACCGCGAAGCTGCCCCGGTGCGCGAAGCTGCAAGAGGTGAATGACCTTCTGCCGCCCGAACGACGTGAAGGCCGGAACGCGAACCGCCATCGGGAAATGGCTGATATGGCCGAGCGTGAGAGGATGAATCCAGTACGCGGTGACGCGGCCCGCCCCATTCACTTCGACGCCCTGATAGATCGCGCTGCCCGCTGGCGTGTACGACAGGGTTTTCGTGAAGTCGAGCTGATTGTTATCCAGAAGGCTTAGCTTCGTGCGATAACGTGCGCCGGGCAACCTGCGCCAGTCGAGAAGCGCAAGCACTTCGCCTGTTCGAAGGTAGCATTCGAACGCAGCCGCTGCAAGCTGCGCCATACTGTGGCGGCCTGCTAGGTCACACTCAAGCGGGTTGTTCGCGAAAGCGAACCACTCATTTTCGATGTCGGACGCAAGCTCGCGGGCCTGCTTCGGTGTAATGTTCAGTTTTTTCGCATCCAGCTTCGAAGAGAGCTGCAGTCCATTGCCGACAGCGTTGACGGTCAGTTGTTCCAGCAACGTTGCGACAATCGGGTTAGCTGTCGCGAGCGAGGTGGTGGTGGCCGCCGCACGCTTGTTCTCGCGGGAAGTCCACGATCCATTGGCATAGGCATAGTAGCTGTTGCCAGAGATCGACCACGGGATTTCGGTTCGCGCCCAAGACAAGCGCTGCTCGCGCCCGTTCGATGAGGCGGTGAAGTCCATGCTGTCCTTTGTCATTCCCGATTGAGGAATGACCGCGGGCAGGTTTGACGGTGCAGACGGTGCAGACGGTGCGGGGACAAGTGCCCCGCTTCCCGCGTACCGTTTGAGCGTGTCCATGATTCCCATTGGGATATCCCCTTAATTTACGCTGTGGCCACGGGTTGAATTGAAATGTTTCATCGAGACGCTGATCTCAGCGAGCCTTGCGGCCCGTGCGTCACCGCCCACAGACTTGCCGACGCTCTGGCCGCCGAGATTGATAGACTCGTTAGCCATCGCTGATTCAAAGTACGGTGACTCGGACGGCCCCAGAGCGAGGAACTCCCGCGCCTCATTGACCCCCATCGAAGAGCGCAACGCGAGCTGCAGCGCGGCTTTCGGGCGCGATAGCCCTTCTTGCGAGTTGACGATGGCGTCAATGCGAGCGCGATCCGCAGCGAGCGCGGCGTTGACGTTTCCGGTAACGGTAGCAGTGGTAGGCAACTTAGACATGGTGTCCCTCTGTGCTTGGGTTGTGCAGGGCGCGCAGTTGCGCTGCTTGCTCTGCGATTGATGATTTGGGTTTGTCAGCCTGTTTGACTTTAGGTTCAGGCCTTAAGAGCGTTGAGATTGCGAGCGCGTAAGTCAGGCAATCCAGTGACTCGTTGCGTTGAACAATTTTTTCGAAACGCAATTTCGTAAATCCGTTTTTGTCTTTCACGGCCAAGATTCTTTCGGACGCGAAGCCCTCATACACATCTTGTTCGAAGTGATCTGCGATGTGAAAGTAGCCGGGGCCTACGCTTTCCGCTGCTAGACGTTTGCCGATCAAGAGCTTCACCGCGTCGACCCCGACTAAGCCGAACTCCAAAACTTTTTTCAGCTTGGCACGCGACTTCTCAATGATCACGCGATTGAAACCGGGAACACCTTTGAGCGCGAGCGTGCGACGATTCTTGCGCTGGTACGCGATGACTGCACGAATTACTTTGTCCGTGTTGAAGCCTGAATCGATGCCCGTATACGCAACGCCTAAAGTGCGCCCGTCTTCGGTCGTGAAGGACCGTGACAAGGCGTCATCAAGGTCATTCCAAACGAAATCAGACGAAGTATCACCGGCAATTTTCTGATAGCCGAATATGTAGCGCTGCGGTTCTTCACCTTTGAGGCCAGGCCTCCCAATCCCGAGGAACAAAATTTCGATTCGGTTAGCCTGAACGTCGCAGCCTGCAACTATCGAAACAACGTCAGAAGGCAACACGCGCATAGGTATGGCGCGTTGCTGCAAGGCGGACGCGTTCACCTCAAAGGCAATGTTGCTGTCGTACGGTAGAGCGAGGACCGTGTTATAAAACGTCTGCTTTTTCTCGACTGTGTCGGCGGCCTCGTATTGCGCGACCACGTTCTGCATCGAACTGAACGCGGACGCGATCTCGTTTAGCTGATAGCTGCGAATGTTTTCGGCTTGGGTTGCAGTCGCTACCCATCGCCCCCCATCAACCATCTTGCGCTTAGCCGCTTCGTCGTGCAGCGCTCCGCATTCCTGACATTGCAGCATGACGGACGAAGGGTCGCCCTCGGTCCAATGCAGTCGCTCAAACTCTAGCGGTGCATCATGCTGGCAATCGGGGCAAGTGACATTCCATTTTCGTTTGTCGCCCCGCTCATACCAACTCCATATCCGGGAATTGAAGTTGGTCGGGGTTGAAACGAGTACGATCTTTCGCCCCGCGTTCTTATAGGTCGTGGTGCGTTTGATTGCGACCTGCACGGGGTCGCCTTCACCGGGGATCACAGTGTTCCAGCGGTCCAGCTCGTCGCACCATAATCGGGCGTTGGATGTTCCGGCGAGGTCATCGGCCTTGAATGAAGAGCCAAAACGAATTGCGCCTGACGGGAAGCCTTTTTGATTAAGGCTGTCGGCTGCACCACTTGAGCCTTTCCGAGTTCGCTCTGACTGCCCTACCAATCTTCGAAGCACAGGGCTGGAGTCAATCAGCGGCTCGAATTTATCGCGAACAAAATTCGCCGATGTCGTTTCGGTCGTGCTGACATGCAGGCACGTTGCAGGCTCGCACGCGATAACGTAAGCCATCTGCGCGGAGATACTCAAGGTCTTGCCCACCTGCGCACTGAGGCAATGGACGACGATATCCGCAGCCGGGTCGGCGATATCGTCCACAAGTTGGCGCTGGTATGCGGCGAGCCTAATAGGCCCCGGCATAACAGACGCGATGCTTGAGAGGCGAAGCTCAGCTTCGACAAAGTCAGACGGTTTGATTTGCAGTGGGGGCTGGAAGGCCGCGAGCGAGTTGAATTGCAGATTTGCGTCGATCATATCGCGGCCTCCTTTCATGTTGGCGCTTAGCTCAGGGCTTCGTCGACCAAGCGCGAAGTGTCCGACAATTCAGCGAGAGCTATTCGGGCTTCGTTGTTCACAATGCGCGCTATCTCAGCCTCGTCACCCATGTTGATCAGTTTGCCCGCACATCGGTGACCGATGTTGAGAAGTTGGGTGCGGGCGCGGGCCACCACGTCAATGATGGTGGCTTCGACCGCTTCGCGGGGGATTAACTGAGCGCGGCGAACTTCCAATTCGATTTGGAGCTTCTCAAGTTTCAGCTCTTCGATTAGAGACTTCGTGTTCTGCGCGGTCGCGACTGCATCCCCCGCATCAATGGCGTGGCCGCGCCCTGCAGCGTTTTGGGCCGCGACTTGAGACGGATCGGCGTAAGCCTTGCAGGCCGCGATGGCGGTATCTAGGTCGAACCCGCCCCTTCCGTGCTGGTCTGCAATCCCCGCCTTGACGAGGCAGAGCTTCACAGTATTTTTATCGAGTCCAAGCTCTCGCCCGATTTCACGAAGTGATGCTCTTGGCATTGGTCTTCCTTTTTGGTAGGGCCTTGCGACCGCGCTCTGTGATGTCTGCCGGCCCGGTTCTGTCGAACGCAAAATCTATGCTGATCGTAAAAGTTGTGCTGCCCCTATCTTCCGGGACCGTTTTTCGATCCTGATGGGGTGACAAAGTTGAGTTGCATTTTTGCAACGTGGCGCTGGTGAACCCTTAAATCTTAAAATTTTAAACGACGATTTCGGGGGTGGCACCCGCCCCCTCCACGTCGGAAAAGCCCACCTAGTACCTTTTACGTTGCGTCATTGGCCGTTGGCGCGTGTCGGTTGGGGCGTGGATACTGACATGCCGTCGGCACCTACCGGGGACGACTCGCGTGCCGGTTGTGTCCCCGTCCATCGGTCTTCGGAGGCTTGAAGCGGCAGCCACAAGAGAGAAGCGAGGCGCACGCCCTGCGCACTGCATGAGGCTGAAACATGCCGAGCGCGTGCTGTGCGCCTCGCCGTATACGCGACCCTACCGCAAGGATACGGCACCCAAGAATCGCGAACTCTGTGTTGGATAGTCGGACGCTGCTACGCTCGCTAACAGTGTAACTGCGCGTCGTCGCGGCGTTCAGACGTCGAGACGTGCAGGCCGCAGGCGCTACGGTTTTCGATACCGTCTGCGCGGCGGAATGGTTCGGAGGGGTTGGCCCGCGACAGCAACCCCGCGACCTGCATCACAAGCAACGGGGGCGGTGTGTATTCTTTCTTCATCGCTTTGATCCCGATCAGGCCGTGGTCACAAGGCCGCCAGCGACCAGAATGTCGGCTTCGTTCTTCGGAAGCGCGATCACGTCCCCGCGATTGCAGATGAAATCTGCGTTGCCGTCGGACACGCTAACTTGAGCGGCGATGATGGTCACGTTGACCTGGCCGTCAGCGATCAAGCCCGGATCAGTTAGGGCCGGTGTCGCGGGCAAGATGCCCATGTTGATGCTTGTGGAAATATAGCCCATCGTTTTAGGCTCCTAGTTGATTGGGGCTGCGCCGGAATTAGCGCGCCCCGTGAGGTTGATGTTTGTGTGGATCAGGCCGCGACCCGCCGCCAGAACGGCGCGCCGTCATCATCCAGAATGGCGTGAAGCTCGCCGCCAATCGTGGTCACGTGAAGATGGCCGTTCGCTTCCTCGACGCTGTCGACCGCCCATGCGCGAACGAGAAGTGAGCCGCCGCCAACGAGGCTCATCAATTCGAAGTCGAGGTCGTCGACCAACACCTTGATGTCGGCATCTGTCAGCCGGGCGAAATGCTGGTCCCCGTCTGTCGTGGTCACGATGAAATCTCGTTCAACGGCGCTGAACTGTTCCGCTACCGCGACGGCGCGGGGTCGAATGAAGAGGCGCTTGCCGGTCGGCTTAAAGTCGTCGTCGACGTCCGGGGCGATGATAGGCAATGCGAGCAGTGCGGTCATGGGTCGAGCCTTTTCGGTTGACGCCGGGCAGGGTGATGCCGGTCGGGGTGATGGGAGCGGGGTGACAGAACCGGGGCCACGTGGCTGCGCGCGCCCGGTCCTGTCCGCCTTCCACGCGAGGGCCAATTTTCATTGAGCCCGTAACTCGCTCGAATCCACGGTACGTTTGCAAATTCGGTAATGATTTCAACGAGGGCAAAAAACTTACCAAATCGCCATCACGGAGACGTGATCAGCGGGCCGCTTGGCCCTGATCCATGTCCGTGCTTTATAGATGCCCCCTCGCGAGATATGGCCTCCAGCAGCCAGCGCGGCCCGTGGATGCGTCGAGCGCCTGCCCCGGTGTTCGGCCTACCCGCCGTCTGCGAGTCTCACTGGCGGGTCGACCATGGCCCCATCATGCCACCGGGAGCTGGCGACCGTGGATCACTCCGAGCTGGTCGACCGATAGCGCCACCGTCGATCCGGGCGCAGCCTCATCTGGGCGATCGCGGGCCGGCATGATCCCGAGATTGTAGCTTCACAGAAGGGATTGCTCGAACCGCCTTCCAGTTCTTAATCCGTTCGGGCCATGCGGGAGGGAGGACCAATTGACCGAAAGGGAAAGTGGTCTCCCCCCGCCGACATAAACAGTACAAAAACCGCCGACATCCGCCGACACTTTTCAGGTAAGTTATTGATATTGTCGGTAAACATATCGCCGACAATCGCCGACAATCGCCGACATCAATCGCCGACAAATCGCCGACATTTTGGCTCGGAATCGGGCTTTTTTGTCGGCGATTGTCGGCGGTTTTTTTGGGTTATTTCAGTGCGTATTCGATTTTCGGCCCTTCTTTGCGCCTTTCGAAGAGCTGTTCGGCCATTGCGACTTCCAGCGTCCTTTCGAAGGCCTTGGTCTCGATGCGTTTGCGCCCCTGCGCATCCTTTCCGTGCTTCGTCAGCGGCGCGAGCGGTCGCTTGGTCCGACTGTCGATGCATCGCTTGACCCGGAAGTCATCGAACAACAGCCGCAACTCCGTCGAGGTGTACCAGATGGGTGATGTCTCGTTCGGGAAGCGGTTCTCCTTGTCTTCCTGCACGGCACGAACCAGCCCAAGGGCATTTCCCGATGCGGTGTCGTCCTTGGCCTTAATCATCAAGGTTTCGCGTTCGACCGCCTCAGACACCTCCTCGTCAATGTCATCGTCGACCGCAAGACTGGAGTCGATGCGGGCAACGCCGTCCCATTTCACAAGGGCGCTGGTAACGGCCTGACCACTAGGTGTGCGGCCCAGCACTCGCGAAACCAGCGTGAAGACGT